TGTAACCAGAGACGTTGCTGTAAGATTTGCAGCATTGTATCATGATATTGGTAAAGGGGCAACTCCTAAGGAGTTACTTCCAAAGCACCATGGTCATGATAAAGCAGGAGTAGATATCATCGAGAATCTTCCAGGGTTTGTAGACAAAAGATACAAAGAGCTCGCGATGTTCGTGGCTGAACACCATATGAGGATTCATACGATGAAGAAGCCAGGAGTAATTCGTGATCTCATGTCAGAAATGGTTGATCTCTCTATTGCTGCAGAGATGATCAATCCTATACTGATTGCAGATCATGGAAGCAGCCCTGAGTGGATGAATGATGATACAATCAATATGGTTATGGGAGAAGTATCTGTTCCTGAGGATATGCCGATTGAGCGCATTAGTGAATATATCCGCACAGAACAGATCAAAAGAGTTCGCTCAATTCTGAAAGGATGATCCATATGCCATTTCTGTCTTTCGTAAACCCCATTGAAGCTGTAGCTGTACTTATAGATACAGCTATTGATGTGATTCCTACAGTGTATAACATTGCAGAGAGTTACATCAATCATGAATCCAATAAACAGACTACTGTACAAGTAGTCCAGAAAGGATGATAACAAAAAGAAGACGAGAATAATCATTCTCGTTTTTTTTTTTGGTAATCTACAAATAGGTAATGTAGAATAAGTCCTAGAAGGAGCTGAGAAGATGGAAGAAGTAGAAGTACTTTTGGCCCTTAGAAGTGATGGAACAAGGGTAACTGATATAAGCAAGAAATGCAATAGTCTATATACTGAAGAGTTATCACTTTACGAACCCCCCCCCCCTACAGTAGGCAAGGATAACGCCATACAATTCAAAAATATTAACAGCATTATGTTGGTTAATAAAGATATAAACCCAGAGATGAAGAGGAGACAAGCTCCATTCTTTTATATAGATAAGAATATACCATGGACTTGCTGTGCATGGGTCAAAGTAAAGACCACACATCCTTATGGTACTCTGATTAACGGGGCAAGAGCAAGAACTTATCAAAGATTATCCTTGTTCTGTAGTAATACCGATCCAACACATCCAAATGTAAATATTATAACAGATAGTGGATGGCCTATAGCATTTTGTCCTACTGAGAATATTGATATGATCAACAATTGGACCCATGTAGCATTTGTTAGACACCAACCAAATCTGTATTCTATATACATAAATGGTGTACGCAAGTATCATGGCCCTGTAAATAAAATAGATGATTGGGATCTTGGTTCTACAAAATATATAGGAATATTCTATGAAGCAGAAGGTGATGGGAATTCTGCTATGATAGGATCATTGTATGATCTTACTTTCATAAGAGGGAAAGCTCTATGGAATAGTGAATCATTTACCTTACCGACTGATTATGTACTCAATGAATATAATATACCAGTAGGGACTACTATACCTCCTCTTGTACCTCCTCTCGGAATAAAGGTGTATTAAAAAATGTAAGTAAGGTGAAGAAGATCCTACTATAAAGATATACTAATCTAGTGGTATACCTCATATGAGGTATACCGTATCTTTGTCTATATTCTTCACACATAAGTAATTATGAAGGGAGTAATGAGATATGCAACAGTGGCATTTTAAGATATCTGGTAAGATATTGATAGAGGGCATGGAAGGTGTCACTATGAATATCCATCCAGAGAATATAAGAGATATCATCAGAGTATCTGATTATCTAGATGAAAATATGCCTAAGATGATGATGAATCTATCTATAGATAAGAATCTATTTGATACTATAGCAAAGAATGCTAAGGATGCTAGACTGTATCTAAGAATAGATAAGTTTGATAAGCAATCAGATACAGAGACTCCTGTATTACAGAAGTATTTAGAAGATGAGTTCTCTATATTCATCTCTAGTGATATAAACTATAACAAAGAGGTTGATTATAGAGAAGCCAAAGTTACTGGTGCTAGATTAAGAGAAGATGTATATAAAACAGTCAATATAGGATTGATACCAAAGGCTGCTATAAATGCTAACAAAGTAACAGCAAATGGAGTAGTCCATCAATCTTCAATGATGGCCATTGTTGCATCATATATGAAAGATCTCCATCTCTTGATAGAAGAATTCAAATACAACCCAATCAAAGAACAGTTGATGATAGCACCACAAGAAACACTTGTACAAACTGTAAAGTATTTGAACTCTATCAATGTATTCTATGACACACAGTATTTATTTTTTATAGACGAACCGTACTGTACGTATCTAATCTCTAGATCAGGAGATGGAATAGAGAAAATTGACGATATATATCCAGACGTGTTTATTAACATCCATCAGACTGATGATAGAGGAGCAGTAGTTCCTGGAATGATGGTGGATAATGAGAAGAGACAGTTCTATATAGATTTCAACGTATTGGATACGAAATATACCATAGATCATGATGCTTCTAAGGTTCTTACAAAACATCAAGATATTATAAATCCTAGTAGGGATAATGTACAATCTGCTTTAGCAGATATACAAGATGCTGCTCAGACTATAATGAAATCTATGAATGAACTAAAGAATGTTGGTAAGCAGTTTGTTACAGAAGTTAAGAATGTTACTACTCAACTATATGATATGAGCAGTAACTTTAACTATCGATTGCTAGATGAAGTAGCTCCCCAAGTACCAAATGTTCATAATGGAGTATCTAAAGCAATCGAGATACTGAACAATCTACCAGATAAGATTACTATATCTAGTGGTGGTGGCAGTAGTAATAGAGGAGGCAGTAGTTCATCTGAACAGATAGAACTATTACCAGGAAAGAAGAACTATCTTACTAGCCTACAATCAGAAGATAACAAACTTACTTTCAACTTTGATAAAACAGTAGAACTTAATGGAAACTTTAAACAAGCTACCACTAATACCAGCAAATTGATATATGATTCACAAAGAGTAAATAACCATATGGGAGCAGTTACCTATGTAAATGCACAAGACTCTGTCAAGGCTACTCAGAAGTATATAGGTACTCTTGCTAAGAATGATAGACAAGTAGCATCTAATGCCAAAGATATCATTCAGGCATGTAGACACTTCCCAGAAGATATGAAAGGTAATGCTAAGAATATCTATAATCTAGTAAAGAGTACTAGAAAGATACTAGAAGAAAGAGGCAAAGATGCTCCAGATATAAAACCAAGCATAAAGAACCTTTTAGAAGTAGAAGAATTATTGAACTCTTCTCAGAATCATATAGCTCTTCATACTGATGAGATTACTGGTAGTTTGACTGCATATCTAAAAGTTCCCCCTAAAGTATCTGGCATGATTAAAGATAAAGTATTGCCAGTTGCTAATAGTCTAAACAAGATATCTAAGATGAATATCAAAGCAAAATTCAAGTCTATTACAACTGATATGAGAACCCTTGGACAAACTGCTATGAATGCTATCCATAAGATGAAAGAAGCAGGAAAGAAAGCAGAGTTAGGATTTAGCCATTTTGATTTGAACTCCCTTAAAAAAGATATAAGATCCATCTCTGATTTAAGCGGTATAGGCCGATTGGGGAGCAGCAGTTTTGAATCTGAGCTAAATTTAGGAGGTACCAAGGGTGATACGCAAGAAGGGACGAAAATCTTGCGTATGGAGAATGATAACGCAAATATGATCAAATCCATACATTCTGAGATGGAGAATATGATCAATCAGTTATCTGTAAACAAGTATGACTTAGATCCATCTGTGTTTACTCCTAATAAGAAATATACAGTAAGAAACTATCATGGTCATACAGAGAAAGATGGTATCTTCTTATTAAACAGAAAGACAGAGATCTATGTTAGAGAAGATGATACTTTCACTTGTAATACTATGCTAGATTTGTGTAGAGTTCTAGGAAAGTCTGTAGCAGATAATGGATCTGCTTCTGCTCACAATACACAGAATCCAGAAAATAATATAACAGAAACTACTAAGGCTAAGGATGTATTTCAGCATAATAGAGGATTGGAATCCAAAGGAATGTTTGAGGTAGATAAGAAAGTCTCTAAGAATAGATATGGAGGTCTATCTGTATTAGATAAAGCATTGAACCCAACTGGTATAGTTGGTAGAAGAGAAGTTGGGTTTGGTAAGATCCTAGGAACTGCTTCTCTATCTGATATAATCTCTAAGAATAGCAGAAAATGACAAAATGAGGTGGAGTAGCCATTGTTGGCTACTCCAATTGTTTGTGCGATTGTTGTGTGGTTTACTAATGAAAGGAGTGATTTGCGACAAATGTCGAATCAAATGAAACGCATTATGAAGAAACTTGAATTGAGACTAACTGCACAATGTATCTGATGATATGATTTAGTAATCATTCATCTCAATGAGATGTCTATTTCATCATCATATGATCTACTAGTTGTTTCTCTAACTTAGCTTTATCAATCTCACTATTTGAGTATCTTGGTTTATTGTTGTTGGCTACAAAAAGTGACACTCTGATAAAACATTTATTTGCTAATACTTCATCGACATGACCAACTCCATATATTAATTCAAACTTATATTTCATCAATTGTCCCATATTAGAAGCTACTTCTTCTAATACTTCTTTGAGTATCTCTTTCTCTTGTACTTCTGTTATATAAGATCCTTCTTTATATCCCATAAGAATAAGTCTATTAGACATACAGATATCTACATATGCATCTAATGGATCTACACCTTTAGTACCATTAAAGTTAAAGTAGTCTAGATCTACATACTTAAACTTCTCTAACTGTATCTTCTTATCAAGATAATCTCTAATGATAT